AGCAGAAGCAAAAACAATTGAATGTTTAGTACATACTATTAAAATGGGTGATGTAGAAGATCCTGATTTATTTGTTGCCGATCCTATTTGGAAATGGCAACAAACAGAAGAAGGCCAATGGATTATGGAAAACAGTAATCCTAAACCAATGTGGAAGAGACGGTTTGATCCTGCAACATATGGTCATTTATATTCTATACATGCCTATCTAGAATCCAAAGATTATACCTATTGGAGTTTAAAGTTTAAATGAATATTTTAATAACCGGGGGGCTTGGATTAATAGGCCACAATGTAGTTAAGCGATTACAAGATAAAGGACATTTAGTATCTATTATAGATTCTAAAACAAACTACGGTATCATTCCACAAGATGAAGTTGATTACTTGATGACTGAGCGTAGAAAAAAAATTGATAGGGATAGTTATATTTACCAACGTGATATATGTGATGCTCACGCAGTTGACCATATATTTAATGTTGAGCAGCCAGAGATTGTAATTCATATGGCAAGTTTTCCAAGACAAAAAGTAGTTAATGCAAATCCTGCATTAGGCAGTCGTGTAATGAGTGAAGGGTTATTAAATTTATTAGAAGCCAGTAACAAATATGATGTGCGTAAATTTATATATATGTCTAGTTCAATGGTATACGGAGACTTTACTGATGATGTAACTGAAGATTATAATTGTAAACCCCAAGGTCAGTATGGTATTATGAAATTAGCAGGTGAATGGTTAGTTCGTGATTATACTCGTAAAACCAATTTGGTTCATACTATTATTCGTCCTAGTGCAGTATATGGTCCGTTAGATGTAGAAGATAGAGTTATCAGTAAATTCTTACTTACAGCAATGCGCGGGGATACATTAAAAGTTAATGGTGAAAAAGAGACATTAGATTTTACTTATGTTACCGATGCCGCAGATGGCATTGTGGCTGCAACCTTAAGTGATAACACCGAAAACAAAACATATAACATAACAAAGAGTCATAGTGTAACTTTGCTTAATGCTGCCCAACTAGCAATTAAATTAGCCGGTGGCGGAACTTTGATAATAAAAAATAAAGATGCTGATTTCCCTAGCCGCGGTTCGTTAAACATAGATGCTGCCAAAAAAGACTTTGGATATGATCCAAAAGTAGATGTAGAAGAAGGGTTTAAGAACTATTTTGAATGGTTAATCAATGATCCTTATTTCAACAAAGATAAATATTAATTATGTACTATAAAGAATTGTTTTTACCGTTTGATCCTTGGAAAGGATTACCTGACCACTACTTTAGCAAAGACGAGCATACAACGCCTGAAACAAGGGTGTTTAACAAGTTTATAAATGAAACAGATTTAAATAAAGAAACGTTAGATTGGTTTCTTAGTAATGGTCTGAATGTTGTACAATCAATGATATTTTCATACGTGCCATGGAGTAGAACTCACATACATACGGACGGTTTTGTAAATACTAAAGACTTCAGTATCTGTACCGCAATTAATTTTTCAATCGGTGGCGCCGGAAGTATTGAATGGCACAAACCTTTAGACTCGTCAAGTATAAGTCTACCAAAACTCACTCCTATTGCAAAATCCCCATATCATGACTTGAATAGAGGTAAATCAAAACTATTAGATATTTACAACATAAAAAAAAATCCAGTACTAATTGATGTAGATACGTATCATTGCGGTACAAACAAAAGTAACGAGCATCGTTACAGTATTACTTTAAGGTGGTCTCCGAGGACAACTTTTCAACAATCACTTGAAATATTTAAACCTTATTTTTTAGAGTAACTAATTTATTGGAAATTTGGTACGCAACTTAACTACACTATAAATATTTTAATGTGGATAATATCATTCTTACCTAATTGGGTATTTCATCTATTACTGCTAGTCGGTATTCTGGGGACGGTTGCTGGTTTTATTTTGGGAATGATTCCATTGATCCAAAAATATATATTACCTATCAGGATTATTAGCCTATTATTGCTATCGTTTTCGTTGTATATAGAAGGTGGATTATCTAATGAAGAATCTTGGCAGTTAAAAGTTAAAGAAGTAGAAGCTAAACTAGCAAAAAAAGAAGCACGAAGTCAAGAAGAAAACGTAACAATTGTAGAAAAAGTAGTTACTAAGATAGAATTTATAAAGACCAAAGGCCAAGATATTATCAGATATCTTGACAAAGAAGTGGTAAAAGACAATGAGGTTATCAAATATATTGAAACCTGTCCTGCTATTCCCAAAGTTATAATAAAATCAGTAAACGAAGCAGCAACAATTCCGCATGAAGTAAAAAAATGAAATACTTAATTATACTATCAGCTGTTTTAGTAGCATCTTGTAGTACTACTGTTCCATTAACCCCTAGATTTCCAGAGGCTCCTGCTACTTTATTAACAAGTTGCCCTAAGCAATTAGAGATAGTTGAGGGTGATACTGTCACTATAGTAGATTTTACTAAGATTGTAGTTAGAAATTACGGCACTTACCATGAATGTGCTGCTAAATATGACAGCTGGATTGAGTGGTATCAGACTCAAAAAAAGCTATGGGAGGCATCTAACTAATATAGAAATAGTGATAAATACACTATAGTTTAGGATTCAGATATGACCCAAGAAATAATTAATGTAGGTGCTCAGCCAAATGATGGTGAGGGTGATCCGTTACGCACGGCCTTTCAGAAAATTAACAACAACTTCACACAGTTATTCAGTACTGGGTTTTTTACTTCAAATGCATATTCTACTGGAAACACAGCAAATCAAGTTATATTTACATCACCTGTTGAAACTTTTACACAGGGTATTTTTCAAGTTAATTCTAATGACACATCTTCAACCGATACTGAAAACATTATATTAAATGTATCAGTAATCAACGATGGTAGTGGATTAAAATGGAACGGACACAGTACATTATTCAATGGTAATGTTTTAACCAATTATAATATGGATATTCTTGATTCAAATGTTCGCATACTAGTTAATCCATTAGTAGACACTACAATATTACACTTTATATCAGCACAGATTACTTGGACAGGAGTTCCTATTCTTGGATTAAGCCTAATCACTGAAAGTTTAGTTGACCCTCTTATATTAGAGACAGAAAACAATTTCATTTTAGAGACTGAAAATCAAGTAATAGTATGAGAGCAAAAGAATTCATAACAGAAGAACGTGCTGCATTATCAGTTGATGTTGCTAGAGCAATGCCGGGCACCTATACTATTCCGGGATTGCCCAATAGTGATTTCTATAAACAATATCGGTTTGGAGTAGCATTAGCAGGCGCTAGGGGACAACTAGAAAGACAGCAAGATAGTATTCCACCTTATAATTTTGAAAAAGAAACTCCATGGGGAGAGAACATGATTATAAGTTCATATATGGACGGTGAGATTGAAAAAGATATTGACTATGCTATGAAAGAAACAGGTGTACCTGGTACTAAAGTCTTAATCAGCACTAATAAAAGTGAAGAAGCACCAGGTGTAGATAAGACTAGTCCGGTCAGAGCGTTTAAAGGTTATCCAAAATGAGAGCAAGTGAGTTTTTAAGTGAACAGCGCACAATTGGTACACCTACTAAGCGCCAATCTTTTGCTATGCGTGGATTACATAAGTTTCGTGACCCGGGCGGGTATGACCGCACCTATGAATTAAATCGTATTATGATGGCTGTTGCTAGTGCAGACGGGACTACCCCATTAGAAATAGATGCAGAGACTTGGAGTGGTCGATATAATACAGCTCATCCATATACTGACATAGAATCAAAAATGCTTAAACAAGCATATAAAGCAGTGGGTAGTGACATTGTGGATTTAAATCACGGGGATGACGAAAGCACAGAATTACCGGACACAAACGTCCAGAGTATAGCAAAGCCATTTAAAGGTTACAAAAGAAAATAAACGGTAACCAAATTTTAGAATAAGTAATTATATCAAATTACAGGATTCTTAATGATTGATATCAATAAAACACTAGACTTAATAAAACTTAAATTTTATAATGAATATCTCTATCAGGCCCATATCTATGCCGAGGGTGATAGTCAAATGCACCAGGGGCTAACTGAGCACGTTGTTAAGCTATACATTGATCCATTAAATCTCCCAAAAAATAGTAAAATATTAGATTTAGGATGTGGCCCGGGATATTTCTTGGATGAAATGAAAAATCGTGGCTATACTGATTTAATTGGGGTATCCTTAAGTCCTGAAGATATTAAAATATGTGAAGATAAAGGGCATACTATTAAAAAGTATGATTTAAGTTTTCTTCCACAAAGTGAAGGTTACTATGATGAATCAGTAGATATGATATTCTTACGTCATGCATTAGAACATAGCCCATATCCTATCTTTAGTTTAATGGAATATAATCGTATTCTTAAACAGTTTAGCAAGATTTATATTGAAGTACCGCAACCTGGGTGTGAAAGAGCGCACGAAACTAACTTAAACCATTATAGTATTTTGGGTAAGGAGCAGTTAGCAGCATTGCTTTCCCGTACTGGATTCAATGTTGATAGATTTGAAAACTTTGAATTTGATGTAGAATTTCCTGACCCAAAAGATCCTGAAAAAACAAAACAAGCAAGAGAAAAGTTTTTCTGTATCGTTGCTACTAAACAGCGACCTCTTGATATCAAGTAAAATAATAAATACTCACTACAAGTGAGTATTTTTTTTATGTTCGATCCATTCAAACAAGCTAAAATTCAAAACGGTTATTCTAAACTTAGAGATGCAAAACTCCCTGAGAAGGACATGACATTAGATGAGTTGAAAAGATTAAGTGGGTCCGGCAAAGTTACTGGAGAATATTCATATACTCCATTACATGAATTAGCTGCCAAGAAACAACAATATATGCGTGAGAATAACATCAAGCCTGGAGATAAGGCTTGGTTTAAGTTGATGTTTGCAAAAACTCATATTACAGGTGAAGACCCATTTTCTAAAAACTAGTAGTTATTCTGATAAATACAGTTATGAATAAAACAGGCTCGGCGTCTTTGGTTAAAGACCCTTATACTAAGACAAAATTTAAAAACGATAAAGAATTACAAGACTTTATAAAGTGCTGTGATCCAGTAACTGGTTATCTATACTTCATGGATAACTTTTTTATAATACAACATCCCACAAAAGGTAGTATGGTATATCACCCATACGGGTATCAAAAAAGATTAATCAATACATATCATAATTATAGATTTAGCATCAGTTTGATGCCGCGACAATCAGGTAAATCTACCTCGGCTGCCGGATATCTGTTGTGGTACGCTATGTTTGTACCAGACAGTACAATTCTTATTGCAGCACACAAGTATACCGGCGCACAGGAAATTATGCAGCGTGTTCGTTACGCCTATGAAAACTGCCCAGACTACATTAAAGCAGGGGTAACAACTTATAACAAAGGCTCATTAGATTTTGAAAATGGTAGTCGTATCGTAAGTGCAACCACTACTGAAAATACAGGTCGTGGTATGAGTATTACATTACTATACCTAGATGAGTTTGCATTCGTTAGACCAAGTATCGCTAGAGAATTCTGGACTTCTATTACTCCAACATTGTCAACTGGTGGTAAAGCTATTATTACAAGCACCCCGAATAGTGATGAAGATCAATTTGCTTTCATTTGGAAAGGAGCTAACAAAACTGAAGATGAGTTTGGTAACACTACTGAATTGGGTGTTAATGGATTCAAAGCATATAGAGCATCATGGGATGAACAACCAGAAAGAGATCAAAAATGGGCTGATGAAATGAAAGCACAGCTTGGTGAAGATAGATTTCGCCGAGAAATTTGTTGTGAATTTATTATTGCAGATGAAACATTGATAAATCCTAATACATTGATTGATTTACAAGGGATAGAACCAATATCTAGAATGGGGCAAGTTCGTTGGTATCAAAAACCAAAAAAAGGAAATATTTATACAGTGGCACTAGATCCTAGCATTGGTACAGGCAATGACCCGGCAGCAATACAAATATTTGAAGCAAATACTGTCACGCAAGTTGGTGAATGGAAACACAATAAAACTGATATCCCAACACAGATTAAATTAATGGCTCAAATTAACAAGTATATCGTTGAATGCACAAATGAACCAAATAATCTTTATTATAGTGTAGAAAATAACAGCATCGGAGAAGCAGCATTAGTATCTTTAAACGAATATGGAGAAAATAATATTCCCGGAACCTTTATCAGCGAACCTGGAAAAAAGCGTAAAGGTTTCAATACTACACAAAAGACTAAATTAACCGCTTGCGCTAAGTTTAAAACATTGATAGAAAGTAAGAAATTAACTGTAAATAGTCGCAGTCTTATTAGCGAATTAAAAGCGTTTGTAGCACATGCAGGTAGTTATGCTGCTAAGATTGGGGACACTGACGATTTAGTAATGGCCAGCTTGCTATCAGTTAGAATGATTCAAGAACTTGGTTCATATCACTTTGAGTTAGATAGTTATGTCCGTGATCATGCAGAATTTATTCCTCCCTTACCATTCTTTGCCGTACTAAGTTAAGATTAAGATAAATACATTTATGCCAATTAATACTGAATCATTAAATAACGATCTTTATAGATTACTATCCAAATATAAACCAAAACCATTAGATGCAGAAGGTAAAGTAACTCCTGTTCCAGAAGAAGCAGACATTTTCAAGTTTGACTTTACAAAAGACGGGAAAGATTACGGTACGGTTTTTGCTACCTTAGATGAAAATAGAGTGTTAACTTTATATTTTGGTGATGATGTTACTCAAAGTCCCGATGGCAAAACCCCCGGATTAGATTATGATGATACATGGTGGGGATTATTTCATCAACTAAGTGCTTGGAGAATTACCAAAGGACTTAAGGGATTTGAATCACACAACAAAGACCGTGTTGCAGATGACATGGCAAAAAGGAAACATATGAAAAACAAAGATAAAATAGCAGAAGGTTATTACGCTACAGGTAAGAAGTCAAGCTATAGTGATGCTGTACCTAGCGTAAAGATTGTGATTGAACATAGCCGTGTTATTGAAGAAGGTGAACAACGCTATCGTAACATAAATAGAATTTTCCTAGAGAATCAAGCAGGTGAACGCTATTTACTTGATACCAAGAAGCCTGGTATTGCCCGTGTATATGCTAGACATATTGCTGAGGGCGGCAAAGTCAATGATGATCGTTGGAGTCACATTGGTAATCTTTGCGAAGAATATCAAAAGATGGCAGGATTCGTTCGTGCTACACGTAATGGTCAATTCAACGAATCAGCACAGTCATTAGTTAATGAAGGTATCGCACACTACGCAAGTCTACGTGAATCATTAAGCCGTATGACTGGCAAGCGTGGTTATAATGCATATTTTGAAAGTTGGACACCATCATTGATGGAAGATGGAACCGAAGAAAACAATCTAAATGAATTGTTTGTTCAAGAGACATTAGACCCAAGAATTGAAAGTGTAATGCCAATATTGAATAGAATACACAAGAAGGTATCTGAATCAGCAGTTGACAAAGAGATGAATAAGTTAGCAGAGTGGGCTGATAGTTTATCTGAGGAAGAAAGCATTAAATCTAACAACCCAGTTGGTATTCCTGAAAGTGAAACTTCTACCCATAAAGGTGGTGCAGTTAGTAGTAAAAATGGGGTGACTCAACATAAATCAGGTCCTGGTGTATACGGTGGATATGATGCTAATAGACATCCTGATAGTCCTGAAGAAAAACATGTTGATAGTCGCGGAGCAAAAACAGGACATCGTACAGATAAAGTTGTAAAACATAAAGCAGTTGATGAAAGTGCATTGCAAGCATATTTAGGTGACAAGAAGTATGGTGTGGCGGAAGGGCATCAAGTCGTGCCAGGCATTGATCGTGAAAAATACACAGAGCGTCCAGGATTAGAAGGCCCGTTTAGTACCAAATCTGGCAAGGTTGTTTACTACGACAAGCAAGAAGGCAAGTACTACGATCCTGGTACTGATTTCTATATTAGCCATGATGACTATCAAGCTATGAACGAGCAAGGTGTGGCGGAGGGTGAAGGATTCAGCGGGGCAGCGAAACAAAAAGTTAAAAAAGCACTTCTACAGCACTATGGAAAAGGAACAGTTACATTTAGTAAAACAAGCAACGGTGGATATTTTGCAAGACACGAAGATGATTTATTTGGCGACACTCATTCACATCAATATGATCCTGAAACAGGAAAAATAGAAGCTGCCCATAGCTCCTCACAATACAACGAAGAAGGTGTGGCGGAAGGCACCGGTTCATCTATTGAAAGAATTTTAGCAGCACACCCCGAAGCAGTTGAAAACTTCAAACAAGGTGGAGATTTAGACTATGATTTAGAATCCGATCTATGGGAGTACTATTATAATAACGGTGAAATTCGCAACTATGATGCTGATGCAAGTGAATTCATTTCACAAAGTCTTGCAGATGAATTAGGATTGAGTGAAGGATTAGATGCTAACCAAAAGCGTGTAGGTCAATTAGGCCCAACCGAGAAAGTTAAAAACAATAACATCGGTAAACTAGTTGGTGCTAATGAAAATTTCATCAATACAGTTGACCAAGCTGTTGTATCTGAAGAAGATGAAATGGCTGAAAGTATTCTTAGTGCAATTAAAAAAGTAGGTAAGAAAGTAATTGATACAGTAGCACCCGGTG